ATACAAAGTGTGCCGCGTATTGCTGTACACATTAAAGATTTACAATTGGATCGTACTAGATTATCAGATGCTACGTATGTTGGTAAAGTACATGTTAGAGAACGTAATACATACACGGATCCAGTCACAGGTAATTTAACTTATGGCGAAGGGCAGGGTAAAAATTATACTGTAGAACGATTGATGCCCACTCCGTTCAAACTAACTTTAAGTGTTGACATATGGTCGAGTAGCACTGAACAAAAATTACAAATACTAGAACAAATTTTAGTTTTGTTTAATCCTAGTTTAGAAATACAAACAACAGACAACTATATCGATTGGACTAGTTTGAGTGTATTAGATTTAACACAAGTATTATGGTCTAGCAGACAAGTTCCTGTAGGAACTAACGATACTATCGACCTTGCAACACTAACATTAGAAGCTCCGATATGGATTAGTCCGCCTGCTAAGGTTAAGAATCTTGGTGTTATTGCTACTATTATTACTAGTATATACGGAGCGGCTGGTGTTGACCCTGTTAATCAATATATTGAAGGACTTGGCGTCGATCCATCGGGCGGTGATACTACAATGAGCGATTTACTCAGTACACAGTACACTACAAATACTGGAAATTTCGGAGTATTGTTATTAAACAGTACTGCACAAATATTAAATCCTGGTAGCAATGTTAGTGCGCCAAACACCAGTACTGATGTGCCCGTTAATTTAAGTGTGCCTATAGACTGGTCTGCTTTCTTAGCAGGATGCAAAGGCACTTATCTAGCAGGATCGAGTAAAATATATTTCATGCAATCTACGGGGTTTGAAGTTGGCGGCACATTTACAATAAATCCATTGGATAACACTAGTGTTACTATCACTTTAGATAGTTCTACATATCCAAGCAACAGTATTCTAGCACCAGCAACAGGCAATAATAGAACTAATGGCTATAGTGCTGGTACCTTTGATGCTATTATTAATCCTATGACAGTGTATCCTGGAAATGGTATGAGTAATTTACGTGCAGGTGATAGATTTTTAATCATAGAAGATATCGGTGCTGTTGGAAATACTACACAAGCATGGGGTAGTTTTGTAGCCAAGGCGAACGATATAATCGAATGGAGTGGTTCTGCATGGACCATTGTGTTTGATTATACTCAGAATGCTAACACCTTACTCTATCAAACGAATATATACAGTGGAGTACAGTACAAATGGAACGGCGTAAGCTGGGTTAAATCGTTTGAAGGCGAATATGGAGCAGGTCTGTGGAGAGTAGCATTGTAAAAGATAAGATTATATGCAGTGGCGCATTAATTTACGCTAGAAATACTCATAGGTTTTTACTTTTACAAAAAGCTCACGGTAAACATCAAGGCACTTGGGGGCTAGTTGGTGGTACTACTATAGAAGGTGAGAATCCTTGGCAGGGGCTACAGCGTGAAATCATCGAAGAAATCGGATCTTTCCCCGATGTGATTAAAACAATTCCGCTTGAAACATTTGTCAGCAACGATGCTGTATTCAATTTCCATACATATCTATGCCTAGTCGATGATGAATTTGTTCCCGTATTAAGTGACGAACACAGTGCGTGGGCATGGGCAATACTAGATCAATCTCCTAAACCGTTACATCAAGGTTTAAAAAATAGTTTTTCAAACAAGGCTATGAGAACAAAATTACAAACAATATTTGAGCTAGTTGGCTTAATATAAAAAAAGGACCCGAAGGTCCTTTTATTTGGATTCTAATTAAATTAGAAACTACGTGTATAGCCTAACTCAACACCATTGGTATTAGAGTCGCCACGCTTTTCGAAGTACTTAACTTCAACTACGTCTTTCTTAGTTGCGGCAAAACCAAAGCCAGCTTTCCATGTACGTGTCTGATAGTTGTTGCTGTCAGCAAACGCATCACGATAGCGCCATGAAGCCAATGCACTCAATTGTTCGTTGATAGCATATTCGGCTTTTGGCTCAACTGTGTAGTAACCAAAGTCTACAGTCTTACCTGCAGAGTTAACACCGTTGATAACTTGACCAACGCCAAGACGTGCGCCTAACTTTAGACCAGGATAAACTTCAAACAACTTTTGAGCACGAGCTTCCACTGTGTTTTCAAGAGCGTTATTGCTACCACTAACTGTACCGTCATCACGGCTTGCACCGAATTGAAGGTCAAGTTTTACACCGTTGTCTAATTTGACAAATGGTGCTACTTTGACTGTGTTCGTCATTGTGTTAGGTGATGCTGTACCACGTTCACGTTCGAACTCAAAGTTAACACCGTTTTCTGCAAACGCAGAAGCGGTAAAGGCCAAAGCCAAGATTGCGAAGATTTTTTTCATTGTGATTCCTTTATAATAAAAATATTATTGTAGCAGAAGTTGCTAACAAGAGCAAGCCCCATCCGCCCAATGCTTTATAATAAGTGCTGACCGGTGTGCCAAAATAGCGATTACCAATCATAACACACTTATGCGTTGGACTTAACAGATAGCCGGTAAAATCGATAGCAAAGAACCATAAAAAATATTCTACGCCAAACACTTGTGCCATTAAAACAGCAACAGCGATAAACTTACCCGAACTCCCCATTAAGAAACTGACGACAAATCCAATAACTGAAATTGCTAGCATGCCTACAAACGTATGTGGATCTAATCCACTGGTTTTAATCATAGCTAAAAATTCGCCGTTATAAGACTTGAAGTAATTGCCTAAGATAATAACTGCACCTACCCATGCTAGAACATCCCATCGAACGTAAGACAATAATTTCTTAATGCCCCATTGTTGAGTAATGATTACATAGTATAAGGTCAGTAGACCAAAAATTGCAAATACATGTTGTTCTCCACCTGCCCAAATGTAAACGCCAAGGGCGATAAACATTGGAAGCACGTTTCGTAAAACTGCTGACAATTTAAAGTTTCCCGGAGTAATTACCAGATCTTCATCTTTGACTTGCGTCCAGATGTAGATGCTGATGAACAGCAAGCTGGCAATTAACAAGGGTGCAACTAGGCCAATAAATGCACCATAAGTCAGACCAAATGCCGCAATTGGTAGGATTACAGTTTTCTCTAGCGGTGACCACATATAATAGTGATGCGTTGCTAGATAGTCTACAATGCCTAACTTCTCGCGGCCGGGGCCTTCTTTCGGTGCAACTGTATCAAGCAAACCTGCTGACACAGTAACTCGGCCTTCGATTGGCAGGATACCGCCAATCGCACTTAGGAGTACAACTACAAACTTGTTACTACGGAATGTATTTCTTACATAGGCGAATGCCGGGGCGAAAAGAGCGTACTCTTTTGCTAGTCCAGCAGTGATCATAATGAAGAATATCATCCATAAGTATGATATGTCCTTTAGCAGGACATTTGTGATGAATTCCATCTTTTCTCCTTAAATGTACTAATATTATAGCACGAGATATTTATGGAGTTAAACTAGCTTGAGTCAAATTTCCGGCGATACTGATCCGGATATAATTACTTCGATTTTTCCCCACACTATGATTCATCCAACCAGGGAATAGTATCAGGTTACCTTCAATAGGTTTTATACTAAATCTAAACCTATCTAAAAACCAAAATGTTAAATCTCCCGCGCCTGGAGGCACTTGTACATAATATACCCATGCGAACGGACTGGTTCCGTGATGATGTGTATTTGTACTTTCTAATGGACGGTGTATTTGTCCCCACTGACTTGTAGTGTGCATGTCTTTGGTTTTCGCTATCTCATCTACCATAGCTACTAAACGCCGACTTTCACTACCTTCGGGTATTTCTAACACACTATCTTCAATTAGTCCACTATTTGGATCGTCACTCAAACGATCCGCCATGTGAGCTAGTACTTCTTTTGCTAGTAAATCGTGATCTAAGCCTGATAATTTATATTGCCTAGCAGTCAGTTCTAATAAAGTGATATCTTTTACAAAAGTATGTGTCATTTGAAATTCATCGCTATGCTGATACGTTCGTGATCCGTAGTATTTTTATTAACTCTATGTACTAACCAGCTAGGAAATAATAATAGCCTTCCTACCTTAGGTGAATATGAAACTGATTCTGCCGACGATCCATCTGCCGGGAACAAATGACCGTGTATGCAAGCATTGGGATTTTGAAATCTTACACTGCCGTCTTCTCCGTTAGTAGAATAGTAATATATTCCAGATACCCTATAGCCTGGATGTGTATGGTCATATTGAAACCCATCTTTGCTGTAAAAGTTAAACCAAGATTCCGCTAATTCAAATTCAGGACCGTTATACTGTATATTTTTAATGTATTCATCGACTGCACTAAACAAAAAATCAGTTAATAGTTCCAATTTGTAAATGTTGATATCATTTTTGCCATCGAATGTTGTAGCAACACTATCTCCCCACTGTGTTTTTGTAGTTAAAGATACGTGTCGTGCTTGTTCAATGCAGGTCGATATTTCATTCTGCACGTCTTCCAGATTATCTCCAGTAAGATCATGAGCAAATATAGGGGTAGAAAACCAATGTTCTATTGTCATGAGATATTTATGGTGTAAATAACAGGCGATGAAAATTTTATCTAATCTAGTCTCTGTTGAAATATGCGATCAACTAGCGTTGAATATTAAAAAATACGAGCGGCCTTTTGGGGATAAACTAGTCCCAAAAAGTTTTAGTGCGTATGCTTTGCCCGCAACTGAAGATTTATTACTATCGTTGACTAAAACTGTTAGTGCAATAGTAGGTAAAGAGTTATATCCTACCTATAGTTATTGTAGAATATACTACACAGGAGCAACAATGCCTCCCCATACTGACAGAAATGCTTGTGAAATTAGCATGAGTCTGTGCGTTAGCGGAGAAACATGGCCGTTATGTTTTGAAAATCACGATCCAGTGTTGTTACAACAAGGAGATGCAATACTTTATCCTGGCATAGAAGTAACACATTGGCGAGAAGAGTATACTGGAACCGGATGTACTCAAGTATTTTTACATTGGGTAGATGCTAATGGTCCATTCGCTGATTGGCGATACGATAGAAGGCCTGCTATAGGTGCTAAAGAAATTGATAAAACTTATTGGGGCAAGAGCTGACAGTCCCAGGCTAGTACTCTGCGCATGCCTGCTCCTTGCCACGGGTACACTTGATGCGGTAACCAGCTAGGAAAAATTAACATACAGCCTACTGTAGGTTTAATATGAATGAATTTTGTCATATCTACAGACGGTGGATTCAACTGAAAACTTATACAACCATCTGTCGCCGGACTGTTGTCTTTAAATTCTGGAATTTCCAGATATAAATTTCCCGAGATAGAACCGTGCGGATGTGTATGCGTTACTTGATAACTGTGTTCAGGTTGAGCAATAGTCCAACAATTTGCAAGTTTAGGTATTAAATTAGTAGGCCATACTTCACTTTTTAATTGAAACTCTCTTGCCTGGGTTTCAATCCAGTTAACAAGCCATTCTTCCGGTAAAACTCGGCGCTGTTCTCCGCCACGTAATGTCAGTGTAGTGTTAGTTTCGGGATAATCTTCGGTAATAGAAGATTTAGAAAATAAACTAACGCTTAATTGGTCAATTTTATTAATCGTATCTCGATCAACTTGAACTTTAGCAATAGGTGTAGGATTAAAAAGTTTAATGTCCATACATTCTTTTCAAATATTCGTAAAGTGTAAGTTCACTTTCTGCACTTTTCTTCCACCATGCTTTTTTCTTTTCAAATGTCTCGAAACTTTTGGCAAACTTTTCTGCATATGGAGTTTCTTTACGAATTTGTTCATAAGCAATAGTAACAGCATCTAAAATAGGATAATTCATACCTGCGGCGATTCGTGTAATACCTGCATCAAGAGGTACGTTGCCAGTAATCATTTTTCTATGTGCTAGATCATAAAATCCAAAGAAAGGCTGCGGCACTACTCGATCTAATCCCGGACTATAAACTCTATCATTGTTAGCTTGCCAATAATTAGTATCGTTACGAATACTTAATGCATAATGCAATGCTACAAATTCTGCAAAATTTCTAAATATCTGTAAGATAGTTGCATTGTAAACATCTATATCCCAACGTGTTACCGCAGGTCGTTGGAGAGTTTTTATTAACGACCATAAAAATTCATGGACACTATACAGTCCGTTACTTTCTAACGGTTCAATAAATCCAGCACTTAGTCCTATCGCTACTACATTCTTTACCCAGGTGCGTTTATGGATTCCTACTTTCATAGGAATATCTTTATATTCTAGTGCATCTACTTGTTCTCTTGTCTTAGGGCAAGTAACCTTATCACTCATAAGGTACTGTTTAAACTCCTCTAACGCTTGTTCTGGTGTAACATACTTGTCGCTATAAACATAACCCGTACCGATGCGCGACCACAGCGGAATATTCCAACACCACCCATGATCGATAGCAGTACAATTAGTATATGGTTCTAATTCTTTTTCTTTATCTTGGTATGGAACACGAGTTGCCCATGCTCTATTGTTAGGCAACATATCGGCATAACTTTCAAATTCTTCGTTTAGTGCGTGGCCTAATAGTAAACTTTTAAATCCAGTGCAGTCGATGAATAAATCAGCGGTGAGTTCTGTATCGTCTTGCATTAACAAATATTCAACACCCTTGGCACCTGTTTGTACAAATTTAACTTCATTCTGAACATGCTTAACTCCGCGGGGGATACAATATCTTTCACGCAACCATGCACCGAACTTAGTTGCGTCAAAGTGATATGCGCTATGATACTTTGGATTAAAACTATCAAAATTACCATGCTGGTTAAGTGTAAACTTGTTTGTTTTAAGTAACGGAGATGATGGATAATAACAATCTACAAAATCTTGCACAGGAGTATCTGGATATAAGGCTTTTTTATAAAACCAATCGTGTATACCTTGTTCAGTGCCTTCTAGTACTGGAACACTAAACGGATAATGAAACCCGCCGGCATCTTTTTCATAAAAGTCTGTAAATTTAATACTGAGTTTATAACTGGCATCTGTAAACTCCATAAAATCTTTTTCGTCTATACCTAAATAATCTGTATAATCTTTAAATTGTCCGATAGTACTTTCACCCACACCCACAATAGGAATGTCTGGGCTTTCGATAACTGTGATAACTTTATCTGGAAATGTTTTAATTAACATTGCCGCTGTCATCCAGCCGGCACTGCCGCCGCCTACAATAGTAATAGTGTTTACAGGTTTTATCATAGTATTGTTAACTCCTCGGGGCCGTTTTTATTCAATGTTCCTGTAATAAAATAATTAAAAGCTATGCAATATCTAGTTTTATCAGATTCGTTTATACTTGCACGATGGAATAATGTGCTGGGAAATACTAATAACTGTCCTTCTACTGGTGTAATTGTAAAATCTGATGAATTAAAAATATTATAGTTTGTTACACCCAAATCTAACATGCCTGCATGTAGATTGTTTATATTTTTGTGAAATATTATATTACCGGATTTTTCGTTAACATCGATATATATTATTCCACTTATAAGGCTATTAACATGAAAATGACTGGAGTTATAATCACCGGGTAAATTTTCCATAATCCAAGAATTTTTTAAAACAAATTTAACGTCTTCATTAGGACTAAAAACGTTTTTTCCAAACTCTTGTACTTCTATATCGATCATCTGTTTTAAATCGGCGAATCCTTCTGTATCTAAAACAAACTTGTTATCGGATATATTGCATACACCGCCGAGACGACTACATTTTAACTTGCGCACTAGTTGTTTATGTAAATCGGTTACAGGTAATTCGCAAGAGTATAAAGGAGTCGGAAATAACGAAACTAGTCTTGAGTTCATTTTTTACCCCATATACGGTTGTATACTTTTTTCAATAAAGCTCGCTGTGGTTTAAAACTGATACCGATAAAGTATCTACGGCGCTTAACCCATTCTCTATCTTTATCAGTGGCGTTTCTAACTACTATATTAAAAGATTCGTCTGTCATGGGTATTAATTGAAACAACGGTGTTCCGGCTTTAATAACATGTCTACCATTCGGTACATACCAGAATAATTGTGCATTCAATTCTGTACTTAGTCCTGGATCTAATATTCCCGGAGCACTTTCAAACTCATAACTATCAGGATAAGAAATAGGAATGATTAAAAATTTAATACCCGGAGGTGCTATTATATTCCACCCTGTAGTTAGTTTAATTACAGATTTTAAACGACCAGGGCGACGTGGTAATGAATCTGCAATAGCGTCAGCCATATGTCCTGCAACCGGTTGATCTTCTAATAGTGCAGTGATTTCTGGAATGTCAGGGACACGCCAGCGGAAATCTTCTCCATCGCCGTTTGTTTCAACTTCAACATCCCAAGGCGCTGTAACAATATAACCATATCCCATCAGATCAAAAATACCTGGGCATCGATATACATGAAAAAACTTATCGCCATCCATCTTTTCTTTTTTAATATTGTAAGCATCTTTGGCAGTTTTAATCCAGGTGGGTCTATATTCCCCCGATTTAATAACAGGAAAAGTATCAGCTACTCCGGTAATTGTATTAAAAAATTCTAAAGTTCTCATGATTTAATGTTAATATTAAATGCAATATTAATTCTTTCTCGTTGTGATAAGTTAGGTTCTACTTCATGAGGCACCCAAGCCGGCCACAAAATTAAATCTCCATCCTTAGGAGAAAATGCCATATCATGCGTATACGGAGCATCGAGATTACAATCTGCTAGTACATTTGCAGGATTAGCCAGTATTAAATCCCCGGTAGTAGTTCCTTGCAGATAATACAATGCAACATAGTGATTCCCCTTATGGCTATGATAGGAATTTCTACTACCAGGTTGGTTAATATTGGCCCAACATGTAACCGTTACGTTGTCGGATCTATTAATTTTAGCATATATGTGGTCTTCTGCGCTGTAAAACTTTACTGCTTGTACTAATAGTTCGTTAATTTCGCTATGTAACCAGTCTGCATTCTCTAAAGGATATTGCTCGTCGAAGTTTTTCCTCCAGCATCCATCATTCGATCTACTAACTCCGATAGGATCTTCTTTTTTAGCAGTACGAATTTGATCAACAAGAGCCAATCGTTGTTCAACTGTTCCTACATCGGCCTTAGTAAATAAATCTGCTCTGAATATACATGCTTGTGTTATCACCGATTATACCACTCTTTTAAAAATTCATAATGATTAGGAAACATTTCTTTAATTAACTCTGTTCTATATGATTGATTTTTAATGAAAAATTCTGCATATTTTTCAATATCACCAAATAATGTCTGTTTATTATTTTTATAAACATCGCCGGCGTTCAGTACACTAAACCATTGCCCTGTATGAAAACTGGATAGCGGCGATATTAAAAAATCTCTGTGTGGTTCAGGTAGGAACTTGTTAATTATAGCAGAAACTTTTGGAGGAAGCAAGTCTAAATTTTCCTTATGGACATCTTTCCAGAAAGGAGTGTCTTTCTTCGTACTAAATTGATAGTGAGACCATACAAATGCTATAATTTCCCAGAACATTTCGTCGTATAATTTGTTAATTTCTCGCTGTACTGCGTTACTCCATAATCCCTGTGTTGCATTTAGTCCATCAGTAAGCAATTCAACGGCTTTAGTAGTAAATGTTATCCCGGTAGCTTCTAGTGGTTCGACAAATCCTGCACTTAATCCTACAGCTATTACATTTTTACTAGTAACAGATTCGTGTATTCCGCATTTCATATTCAAATGTTTTGCAGGTGCAGTATATTCGTTAACACTAGCTCTGAGTTCAGCTTCTGCATCTTCGGAACTAATGTGTTTCGAACTGTAAACGTAACCATTTCCTATTCTAGTAAACACCGGAATAGTGAACCGCCAACCGGCTGTCATTGCTGTTGCACGAGTATATGGAAAACATTCCGAAACAGGATCTGTATATTGTGTTTGTAATACTACTGCTTTGTCACATGGTAATATATCATTAACTGAAACAAATGGTACTTTTAAAGTCTTCTCTAATAATAGTGAATTAAATCCACTACAATCGATGTACAAATCAGCAGTATATGTGTTACCATCCTCGCCAGTTAATCCAGTTATACCATTATCATCAGAATGTATGTCGACAATTTTAGTGTTTGCATATGAAATTTTATCAAGTACAATGTCTTTAATGGCCGCGACGATATCATATGCTGAGAAATGTACAGCACCGAATTGTCTTGCACCGGTATGAGCAAAGTTAGTATCTAATCCTGCTAGCTTAGGGCTTTTATTTTCTTTAGCTAATTGATATGCCGGTAACCAGTCAATAAATTCTGACTTGTTCTTACCCATAAAATAATCGATAGTAAACAAATCCGGTGCGATTACAGTATTTTCAATAAAATCGTTATCCACAAAATAATCTTTATCAGTCCATCCTACGAATTCTACACCTAGTTTGAAACTTGCCTGGCTAGGTTTCATCCATGTTAATGGATCTATCCCGCAGTCATATAAGAATTTAGCTGTAGCAGGTTGCGTTCCTTCACCGACGCCGATAGGACCCATTTCTGTACTTTCTATCAGTGTAACATTACAGGGAAATTTTAAATTCTTAGTAATATAAGCCGCAGTTAACCATCCGCTAGTTCCACCACCGAAAACTATTATGTTTTTTACTTTGTTAATTTTCATTTTCTAATGACCACAATATATAAACCGTTCCACCATTCTCGAGAATTTTCTTCAGAGTTTAACATTAATTTTTCATAAACCAGTTGTGCGCCAGCTTCTTGTAAACCAACTGCGGCGCCATCGACTACTCCTTGCCAGTTAGCATCATCAAATACTAGAATAGCCTCTTTAGCAAATGTAGGATAGTAATACATGACTGCCTGCCGAGTGGTTTCAAAATCATGTGGACCATCGTAGAAGAACAGTTGTATCTGATCTTTCATTTCAAAAATATTAACATCAAACATATCAGTATCGTAAATTGTTACATTACTGTTACCTTTGTATTCTTTGATATTTTTTTCAAATTCTGCTCGATCGTTAGCGGGTAGTTTTATATCACCGCGTTGTGGTTGTACAGGTTGTTGCCAGTTATCGACAAAATAAGCATTTAATGGATTATCTTTTAAAGCCGCACAAGCAGTGGCGCCTAAATAGCTGCCTATTTCTAAATAACTACTAACACCGCTAGCAAGAGAATTTAATAGTGTTTGTACACGGGGACTTGTTAGACCTGGAATTTTATTATGCACGGTAGGAATTCCAGAGGTACTGATACACTCTGCTGTAAATTTAGTTAGATTGCTGTGGCCAATATCTGTTTTTCTTTCGTAGATATTATCGCAATACTGACATTCCCAGCAGTCAAATTTACAGTTTTTAATTTTTTCGCGCCATGCATTAATCGGTCTACCAGTTAGACCAGTATCGTCTGACCATTTTACAAAAGAAACATCTAATATATCTTCTCCTGCAACATATCTTTCGATTAAATTCATAGTTTCCACTAGTCGTTGTACACTTTCGCGGCCGTGCATTTTAAACACATCGATTCCCAAGTCTAAATATTCATCCCAGTCGTCTTTCCATGGACTGAAATTAGCAGTTTTTAATGCAACTGACGGATCTTGCACGTCCCATTTAGGACAACTAACCCGACTGATTGTATCATTAAAATATTGTGGTTGGGTATTTGATCTTGAATTATTATATTCAAAATGTTCAGTCATCATAGAACATGCACCTAAGCAACCTTCATTTGCTAATAAACTAAATTGTATATCCTTGCCTAGATGTTGCTTAATCCAAACTTTGGCTTCTTTCAAACGTAGTAATGTATCGCGATCTCGCATTAGATCTCTATCAAGATTAATATAGTTAAATCCATATTTGGCTAGATTTACTACTTCGACTGCTGTTCTGACATCGCGTAGGATTGTATTTTTAATATATAATTCAGGAAATGCTCGCTGTATTTGCCCGGTCGCAACCCAGTGTGTATGTGGAATCGTAGCTATTCGTACACCTGCATCGTATAATTTTTTAAAATTGATAATAAATGTATCTAAATTAGTCTGCGTAGGAGGAACTGAGATGTTATTAAATGTTGCGCTTATTGGAATACCTAAAGTTTTTTGTATGTTTAGTGCGGCTTCGATAGTAATATCTGATTCTTCCTCCACTAAAAATACATCACCCATGGCATCTTGTTTAAAAGGAGCCATACGACTTGTAAAATAGATATCAGCAATCCAGTCTTTGTTACGCTGGCAGAACTCGTAAAAATGATTAAACTGCACTTGTGACAGTTTAAAATTTAATGGTATGCTGAATATTTTTTTTGGAGTTATCATTTTGAATTACCCATGAATTCTAACCAACCCGTTAGTATATATTTGTCGCCGGATAAAGGAGGATTTCCTCGATGAGTGTGCGTAAATGCCGCAGGCCACATGACCAATCTTCCTTGTTTAGCTTGTACGCGACGTTTTTGATATAGGAATTCAGTCTCACCGCCTTCTTCAACATCGTTAAGATAAATCATCCATGCTATAAATCTTCGAGATACTTCAGATGCTCCTTGTTCGTAATGCCATCGATGATATCCGCCGCCGGGTTTAGTATGTTGTAATCTAATACTCCACAAACCGTGTTTATCACAACCATCTGTTAGGATACTATAGTGTTCAATATACTCTCTATAGCCTTTCCAAAATGCTGTTATCATTGGATCCATAGCAGGATTTCCGAATGTAAGTTCTACACAATCCGGTTCTAATATAAATGCAGTATCATCATTACGATCGTGTGGAGCACCATCTCCTAATGTTTGGCGATCAAATACTAAATTCATAGTTTTTAATCTAGCAAAATATTCTATAAAGTTTTTACATTCTTTTGGTGTGATAGCATTGTCAAAAATGCCGATGAAATCTTCTATCATGTTAATCCTCAGAGTTACTAGCTGAGTATTTAAGCTAGTTTGCGTCGGAAGAAATTAAATGTGATAGCAAGACGATATGGTTGTTGGGTGGGAAAACTACTAGAGTGGTAATATTTTCCGTCAAAGGCGATTAACTTGCCTTGAGCTGGTTTGAAACGATGTTTGATCGTAAAGGTTGTGTTATCAACATCCTCTAATTTTATGTTTGGATATGTCTGATTATACAGTATGGTATCACCGTCACACTCGTTTACATAGTATAGTGCTGACCAATAGTCAGGAAATGGTGCATCAACATGCGGTTTATGTGGATCAACACTTGGATGCTTAGTAAATAAACCTGCACGTATTCTGTCTAGTTTATCTATTAAAACTCGGGCGCCAGTCGCTTGTTCGAATCCGTTCATTATCCATCCTACCGCATTAGCATGATCTGAACAAATTTCGCTTTTATAAACAAATGTATGATAGAATCCTACTGCCGTATTACTATCTATGTTATTTAAATTTTTATCAGGGCCTGACCAACCTACTCTGCCGCCGTCAACAGAATCAAGACTCATTGCCCATGGAAACTTTGGACTTGTTAGATAAGATTTTAATTGTTCCTGTGTTTCAAGAGGAAGAAAGTCCTCTATCTCAACATAATCGTCAGTTATTATCATTGCGATAACTGAACTTGTGTTGATCCCCAGTTATTTTGTTCTGCTATCAGATGCGACGAAGCAGTACCAAATTTTGTATGCATTAGTTCTCTAGCTTCCAGGATAGTAGTTATAGAATCAATTTCATTTTGTAAAGCTAATTTAGTATCGGCATTAGCGGCAGCTTGATCAGATGGAAGATCTCTGTAGTGTACTTCTAATGCTAACGATAGCACAACTTTATAAAATTCTATAGCATCGTTAATATCTTGTTCAGTCATCTGATAGTAAACTTTAGGTTTACTTTGATGATGCTCCAGCGTGGCATGCATCATTTCTTCGTGAATTTGCGAACCTTGTACAATTCCCAATCGATCTGAATGATCTGCGCTGGCAAATTTACAAGCTCGAGCAACATGTTCGGGTACAATTTTATGTACAATGTTGGATAGATCTACCGACGTTTCGTATGAAGGATCTATAAACGCTACTTCAAATGCCCAGTACTTATACTGGGGCATTATTTCTATTTGGGGAACCAATCTTAGATCGTTTCCGGCTAGTGTTTCAAGGACGATATACATCTAAAAGTTCCTCTGGATTATTTTCTTCTTTAGGTTTAATATCTGCGGTTGTATGATCGCCTAACATGTCTTTCGCCACTTCGATACGAATTTCAGTAGGATCTCTTAATACTTTATTTTTATTTTTAGCATATTCAGTATCAGTAGCTAATAAATGCTGATGTACTTGTTGACGTATACCTTCATTTAAGCCTTCTAAACGTAAACTAACTTCGTGCGATAATGCTAAAGTTTCATTACGTTGTTCAGGAGGCATTTGATTAATAGCTTCCATATTACCGGCACTAATGCGGCCATATGATACTATATCCATAGATGCCTGTCGGGCTAAACGTACAGTCCAGTAATGCTCTTCCCATCGATCTTCTTCTGTAGAATCGCCAAACACTTCTAACCAAGTCTTACCTTCAGGAGTTTTGCCGTCTGGGCCTTCTAAATATTCGGTGATTAAATCTACATACTGTTTGCGTTCTACATAGTGAGTTTTTCTTCTACGTTCATTTGCTCGCAGATCGTACTTGATTTTTTCTAAATCTAGTTCTAGTTGTTTTTTGTGTAGTATATCAGATTCTCTTTGGATTTGTAACTCTAAAATTTCAACTTGGAGATTTAATTTTCTAAAAGTATACTCCATAGTTTCTAAATTTTCTTCTGATGTTTTAAGTTCCAGTAGCCATTGTCTAATAGTAGCATACGGCGTTAGTTTGCCCATAGAAACAAAGTTTTTTAACTTATACTTTGGATTTAGAAAGGTAGTATTCAATGCGTTTTGAACTAATGACCGATCTTCCGCTGACAATTCATCGGAAATAGTAATGACCTCATGCTCGGTGTCAAACTTCTTGTATTTTTCGTGTAAATTATCTGTATAATTGCTAAGTTGATTCATTTTTCTATCCTGTGATTAGTGACTATATTTACTGCGATTAGTCTCTCCAACCACCCCATCCTGAACTACATCCAGCTTGACCTTTTGGTTCCATAGTACCAGAGCCAACATATCCACTATCTGTTGAAAAATTCCAACGATAAGAACGGTTATTTTGTCCGCTTGGATCATGTTGTCCTAACATGTAACCCCAGTCTTGCCCCATGATTTGATTTTCCTCGCCCATACCCCAACCACCTGGACGACCGTGTGTACTAACTACAGTTTCGCTACTGTATGCAAATTTGCGATAGTTGTTGCCGCCAGCCCACGAACCTTCGTTGCCGCCGTAACCGTAGCCCCATTTAGCAGGCTGTCCCTTTTGCTGACCGTGAGCGGCAGCAGAGGCAACGTTGGCAATAGCATCTGTTGGAAAATAAACACGTTGAGTTTGACTACCTTCGCCCCATTGTACGCCGCGATCTGAACCTGAATGTCCTGATTGGTTATCGTTATATCCGTTGCCGTGTGTATTGATCCAAGTTTCTGTGCTGAACTGCCATTTATACCATTGTCCAACTCCGCCACCCATCGAATATCCATAGTTACGTTCGTTAAATGTTGTTCCGCCCGCGGTCAAACTTGAACCAGAACCGTTTTGTCCTGAGTTAGATTTAGTTTCAGTACGTACATTGAACGCAGTAGTTGTGCCACCGTTAAGAACATAGGTCTTATTGTAACCTTGGAAGCCTGCTTTGTAGTGATTGTTATCAATATTACCGTCACCTAAGTTAACTGTAGTATCGGTAGAGTTTGTAATTCTATTAACGTTTGACCATAGTGCTGAATTTTTATAACCGCCAAGCATATAACCTGTGGTTAAAATTTGGCGCCACTGGAACGGAGCACTTAATGTAATTGTATAAGAACGTTCAGTGTAACTGTTATAACCTGAAGCATCTGTAGCACGTATTGTAAAGCTGTATACAGTACCGTCTGCATTGATTGATGCTACGGTATAACTACCAGTTACTACACCACTACTCGAGTTTAAACTAAATCCTGGAGGTAAAGAACCAAGGCTAATAGTGTAAACAACAGCGCCTGAATAAAACGGATCGTATGTTGCTCTTGTGCCGGTTACAGTTGTTGCACTGCTGTTACCGTTAATGGTAGTAGTTCCAAGGCCACCGCTGGCACTACTGCCGGATGTATCTTGTGGCCCGACGCCTGGGTGGTAACCACCTGATCCTGTTAGTTCTCTCGAACCACCTGTTGTTCCTAATAATGGCATTTATATCTCCTAGATTATATCTTAGCCGAATGATCCGTACTGTCCAAGGACACTAAATGTACCCGATGGGTTTATAATAATAAACGTTGCAATATCTATTTTACTAGCACGACCACTCGGTGTTACACCGCCCGGCCAGTTGATAGTATAACCAGTACCGTTGATCTGGAAACCGTTTGGAATATACGGAGTTCCGCCTTGTGATAATATTAGTGTCAGTGTGATCGAACGTCCAGTTGTAGTTGGAGTATTAGTCAAGTTAACTGTAAATGATGCACTAATACTCGAGTGATAAAATACGTCGCCAGTTGAATAGTCATGTGTTACTGTACCAGTAGCACCAGTTTTAGTGTTTAATACCTCGGTGATCGCCGCCAATGTTGCTGTACCAGTTGACGATAGTGAAGTAAATGACCCAGCGGCCGCTGTTGTTTGTCCAATGCTGGTATTATTAATAGTACCAGCAGTTGTGCTTGGGCTAATAGTTAAACCACCAGTTGGACTGATTGTTACTGACTGGCCTGCTGGGCTTAAGGTTACTGTCGAACTAGCACTTAATGTACTAGCTGCCACTGGGCCGTTAGCATCGAACCATCCAACATAGTCAGTACCGTTAGATACTACAGTCACTAGTGCCAAGTTAGGGATCGCCACTGTATTTGCGCCGCCAAGCTGTCCAGTAAATACACCAGTACCTGCATTGACAGTACTTAGTGTTACGGCAGCACCGGAGGTATTGTAATATTGATTTTGATATCCTGGAAACAAAGCAGGACTTGGCATGTTAATCGTGTAAGGTCCAGTACCTGTAAATGTTATAAGAGTCGAACCTCGAAGTGGAGATAATAAATCTCCACCCGCACTTATTGTTGTTGTTGATGAAAGCGAATTATATCGTGCCATGTCCTATCTCTCTATTAAGTTGTAGATGTCTCAATACCCCAAACGTTTATATTAACGCCTGTTGCACTGACATAGGCCACTACGCCTGCGTTTGGTCCCATTACTATTCCAGTACGCTCTAGTACACCTCTTGGAATAATAGTTGCTTCGTATTCGATATATTCGTTCTGCTGTGGGCTTGCTGGATTTCCGCAAACCGCTAAACGAATAGTCACTGGAGTAGTGTTAGTATTTGTAACACTAACGTTAACCACTGAATAATATCCTGTCGGGACTGTATATGTCGGTGTTACCGTAGTTGCCGCTGGTGCGACTGTGTATAATCTTCCTGTTGCCATGTTTTATTTCTCCGTTATTTTTGTGCGAAATATATAAGGGCAACTGGACTTCCGTCGATGCCGCCTGTAAAATTCACTTTCGATGTTATATTTATTTGGTTACCATCTGTAGATTTTATGGTATTTCCAGAAATATATATAGTACCTGCCGTTAAGGTATTTACGTTCAAGGTACTTGCTCCGCCACCAATTTGGCTAGTAATGTACGATTTAATAGCTTTTTGGGTTGGTACAATACTATCGCTGTTAGCTGTAAAATACGGGTCTGTTGAGAATTGCGTAATAATCGCAGATCCAACACCCAATGTAACAGCACCCAACTGCAAGCTGTTCAAACCTGCCAGGTTAAACGCTGTAGCGTTCAAAGTAGCAGTACCTGTCGCCTGTTGGACTCCGAACAAGTTACCAACGTTAAAGTTACCATCTTGGTCAGTACTTGTAAAGAATGTACGTCCACCACCCGAGCTAATTGCTTGGTTAGCCTGTACCGCACTACTGATATTAACATAAGGATAGTTAGTAGTTGCGGCATTGCCTGTACCAATATACAAGAAGTCATGTCCAGTTAAACGTACTTGACTATATTTTAGTTTTGTAGTCATTACATCGCCGTTAGCTGGTGCTAGTAATACGCTTAGTGCAGGATTAATCTGGAACTGAGCAGTATAATTACCAAGTGATCCAAGTATGTTTGTTACTTGAACTAGTTTGTACCAAGTATTTGGTATTGAAGAAAATGTAATATTTGCACCCGCAGTTGGAATACTATACAATCCAGCAACGTTAATGAAACTACTTGCTTGATATAGATCCGATGAACCGTCACCTGCTAGATAAGCATTAATACCGCCGCCTGTACTTGCTGTAGCTGTTATATTTCCAGAACCCCTGTTAGGGAAACTTGGATTTGCTAATATACCAGTTGCTGTACGCATACGTAATGCCGCGGCTTTAGTCTTATTCGGATCAGTTAGTGTAGCGATCGGAGCCGCAGTCCATGTACCTGTTAATGTTTGAGTTGACAATGTAACTGGTGTATTTGAAACAACGTTGGCTACCGATGTGGCTACTTTAAAAGATGTTCCTGATACAATAGTTGAACCGATTACATAATAAATTGTGTTTATTGCCAACCCGGCTGCGGTACAACCTACAAATTCTATCGGTTGTTGATCCACTAAGTTTTCAGTATTATCTACAGCAATTACGTTAGTACTTGTTGTAGTGCCAGTAACTGCACCTTTTGGATATCCGTTGCCTGGCTCAATGATACGAATTTCATTAATAGTGCTTGCACCTGTTGTCACTTTTGCACGACCAAGTGTTTGTGATCCTGTACGGATGCTACCTGCTATAGTTCCTGTAGTATTACTAATAATACTCCATAATGGGTTTCCAGAAATACTACCGAATGCCGCATTAGTCCAGTTACTTGATGAACCTGGTAGTGTTCTAATGATCCAATTGATACCGTCTGGGCTAGTTGCGCCCACTGAACCGCCAGAAGCTACTGCTAGGAACAATCCTTGGCCGTAACGTATACGAGTCCAGCTTGTGCTTGCCGCGGCCAATACACCAGTAGATGCGCCGCCCCAGCTTGATGTAGTCCAAGTAAGACCTGCATCGATACTATAAGCATGAGCACCAGTTGCCGCGATTGCTACGAATCTTCCGTTACCGTAAGCAACGCTGGTCCAAGTAGTACTTGTTGGCAAAGTTCCACCTAATGTCCATGTCACACCGTTAGTAGAATAACTTGTTACGTTACCGCCAGTATTGACAGCAACGAATGTACCTGCGCCGTATGCGACTGAGCTATAACTACCTGCACTCAACGCTGATATTGCACGAGTAACCCATGTTGCACCGTTGTCTGAACTTGATGCCGCTGTTCCTGTTGCAGATGCGCCGCCTACTACAACGTAAACGCCACCACCATAGGCCATGCCTTGGTAGTTAGTTGCGCCGCTTGATGTACCGGCTACCCAAACTGGGCAAGTAATAGTGATCTGTGATCCAGAACTACCAGCTGTTTGGCTCACACTTACAGTATAAGTACCCGCACCACCAACAGTTCCTGTTAATTGATTAACAATATATGTGCCAGCAGTAACGCCAGAGCCTGTAATCAACATACCCGGAGTTAATGTACCAGAGCCAATACTACTAATAGTCATTACTGTACTAGTTGCACCGATATATCCAGTAACGCTTACAGCCGATACTAGACTTGCTGGAGTTGAATAGTTAGTATTATTAGATGTTGTAGATATAGCAATATATCTTGCATTAGTATCTACGATAGTAACTGTAGGAGTTGAAGTATATCCAGCACCTACGTTAGTTAATGTAACTGCACTAACACCGTTATTAGTTAAAGTAACAGTAGCAGTTGCTAATGTAGTCGGACTGCCGCCGCCGGTAATACTAACTGTCACGGCATTTGCAGTATAATAATCTTTACCCCAGTTGGTCATTGTGATAGCAGTCAAACGATCCGTATAGACTGTCACTGCTGGAACACTAGCATATCCAGAACCGTTTGATACCATCGTTACTGCAACAATGGTGCCGTTTAACACAATCGCTGTAGCAGTTGCTTGACTACCACTACCAGCTACGATAGAAATAGTTGGTGCTGTAGTGTATCCGTAGCCGCCGTTTACAATAGTAATACTTGCAACCTGGTCAGCTTGCGGATTACCTAATGAGTTATTTGTTCCTAACACTGCTGTTAGTACTGCGCCTGCGCCACCTAATCCACCAATAACTGCTACGGCTGTTGCGCCTTGGCCACCGCCATATGCAACGTCGCCCCATCCTGTACTGGTTGCCAAGGTACCAACTTGAGACCAAGTCTTACCGTCTACCGTGTAAGCATAATTGGTACTGCCTGTAGAAACCGCTACATATTTGTTATTGCCAAATGTTAAACCAGTCCAGCTTGCCGAAACTGGCAGTGTTCTCGAAGTTGCATTATATCCCGGAGCAGTATAGCTAATACGCGGTTCGATAATATAGGTTGATGTCAGATCTGGAATGTTACTAACTGTACTTCCTGGAACAACATGATCCCAACCAGCCGCATATAGTGTTACAGTTTGAGCAGATGCATCAGAGGTAATATCAAATGTTGTGCCGCCACTTGTTGTACTAATTGTAAATTGTGTAGTACTAGAAATAGTTTTTACAAAATATAATGTATTAGACTGTGGGCCGCCAGTAATCGATGCTCCAAAATAAATTGGCATATTAGCATACAATGTTGAGGTATTTGCTACTGTTACTAAATCACTTGAGGCTGTAGTAGCGGTAACTGTTAAGTTAGCAAAACTATCTTTATAAATTGCAAGAGACTTGTTGCTATTTAAATAGTTTAAAATATTAGCATATTGTCCAACACCAGTACCTGCTGTAAGTTGAACACGCATACCGTTATATGCGCCAGCTAGTGCTGTATCAGTGTTAGCGATATAAAGAAGGCCAACGGTACTTAATTGCGCCGCACTAGCTTGCGTTACATAGCCTGCGCCGCCAAAGCCGTTTGAATCGTTTAGATCGACTAGACGAGTTTCAAATACTCCAGCGTCACGGAATTCATCTGCTACCGATGTAGCATTATATCCTGAACCGCTAATAGTATGCTGAGTATTTGAATAACCGATACCTGCGTTGCCGTATTCAAAACGTAGAATCTTATTAACACCGTCGGTAATTACGCTAGTAATTTGTGCTGGGTTATATCTGTTATTCAATGTAGCGTTCAATGCTACTTCGTATGTATCTCCACCTTCAGCGATAACACCGTATGTACCGTAAGAGCTATTACCGTTAGTAGCACGTATCTTACCACCTAACTCTGCTAGGTAACCAGAATAATTGTAGTATGAGAATACTGAAACAAGTTCTGTTACAGAGTTTGTACCTGTACACCATACTCCGATACCGTCACTTAGTACTTGTGTAAAGTCGTTAGACACAATAGATTTATTGCCGGAAGCGTGTAGTGCTCCATCAATCTTACAACCTACACAACCTGTACCAAACGTTGTTACGTTTTGAACATAGCAAGATTTAGTTGTAATCCACGCACGACTATCTTGTGGGCCGTAGCCTGGATCTAAGCTAGTATATGCGCCTGCTGTTGGACGTTTTGTACCATAGCTGTTTGCTACGGTTAGACTTCCTGATAGGCCGCTTAATGTCATGTTACGTACACCGGTACCGTTACGTACATAGAACATGTCTGATAATTGTGATCCTGCTACAGCATTGTTGTATAATGTTGAAGCAAATTGTGATTTATAATTACCTGGATAGTTTAAATCGTAAATTACGGCAGTTAACCACGATGTCATATCACGACGGCATGCGCTTGCAACAAAGCTATAACGAACTGTTAGAGATGATCCGCTACCATCAGCAGTAATATCAATAGTTGTTCCGCTAGCGGTTGTTCCTACAGTAAATGTTGTGCCACTTGGAACAGTTAGAACATAATATGTTGTTCCAACAGTTATGCCACTTCCTGTATAAGTTGTTCCCGAGAATACTACAGGATCGCCTACTGCAAAGTTATGTGCTGAACCTGTTGTAAATCTATCATTACTTGCAGTAGTTGTACTTACAGTGCCGCCGTAACTTGCTGTGATATAAGCAGTTGCTTCATATGCTAGGAAGTTTAAGTTAGCACGAATAATTTCAGCACCTTGGATAGTTGCTAACGTATTGTTATAAGTGTTAGTACCGTTTACAATAGCTTTTGCTCCAGCTGTTGCTTTGGCAGTCATACTAGTTGTTGTATTAGTAATAACAAATGCTGTACCACTTGCATAACTGCTAGTGATAGTCAATGTTGTGCCGCTTGGTATTGTGTTGACCCAGTAGCGTGTACCGTTTACTAGGCCACCAGCTACGTTGAATACTGCACTCATTGTACCACTGCCGGTTACTAAACTGATTGCACTGCCACCTAATGTATTTGCTAGAGAGATAGAACTGCCAGTCGCACCAACTACATAGTATGTTTGGTTAGCAACAATAGTTCCAAATACTGTTCCGGTAAAATATACAATATTACCGTTAGCAATACCTAAACTGGCCACAGTTGCAGACAATGTTATTACGTTTGTACCGCTAGTAGTAGCTGTTGCAGTGCCGGTAACTAATGGTAGTAGTCCGCTAAACACGATTGGTTGATTAACAACCATACCCGCTGTGCTAGTTACAGTTAATACGTTTGTACTTGTAGTAGCTGTTGTTAAGACAGGAGTAACAGTTGTTGGAACTACACCACTTGTTGGATTGATGTAGTTAAGAGCTGTTATAGTTCCTGCTGTAGGAGTGGTACCGCCAGTGACTGTATAGATAAGACTAGTTGAACTAACGATAGTTGTAACTACAACACTTGTTGGAGTTCCACCGTATAATGTACCAGTACCAGCTGTTGCATAAATTGTTTGGCCAACAGCCATATTTGCTGTACTACTAACGTTTGTAAGTGTAGCAGTCCATGGGCCTGTGCCAGTAATACTTCCAACTGTGACTGTTCCACTAAGTTGTGTCGTAGTGCCTGCGGCAAATGTTGAGCCGCCGTAGGTTGCAGAAACAGTAATGATATTACCAGTAATTGTTAATACATAATATGTTGTACCTGCAACTAGATTGCCAAGACCAACGCTGAATACAATCGCGCTATTAGCTACGATAGTGTTTGCTGTACCAATTTGTGTTACACTAGATAGTGTAATGTTATTACCGCTTACGTTTGTAGCTGTTACAGAAATGGTTGCTGGACCGTTAATGCTAGCGATAATATCATCAATGTTAGCACTTGCTTGAGCAATGCTACCACTAGCCATAATTATCTTAGATTTTGCTCCGATAAATCCAATCGCATCAATTTCTGCTGCCAATTGACTATTGATAACTGTTTGTGCGCTAGCGATAGCTCTATAGTATGACTTAGCGGCTACGATACTAGCAAAGTTAGATCCTAGTGCAACGTCATAGCCTAACGCATCAACAATATATCCAGTATCACGTGAACATGTTACTGAGTTAAAATTCAATGACTGATAAAATTTCTGTACATAAGAAACTGTATCGGCTTGGATTTCACTGCGTTTTGCTACTAGTGCATTGTAAGCTGTCTGCAATGAAGAAGATGCTAGTGCAAGACTTGCTGTCGGTTGAACTACTGTCGGGCTTGCATTATTAGTAATGTAGTCGATTACATCCTGTACACGAGCTTGAGCAAATGTTGCAGAGCCTGCACTGCCCGCCGTGCCTGTTGTATACTGAGTAGTTGTGTTACCAGTCTGCACTGGAGAAACTGTTGTTTTTAGAATAATTTGACTAATTTCAGTTTTTAAGAAACCATATGCGGCTAAAATCGCTGCCTTTTCACTTGCGGCAATAGTTAACACACTATACGAATAGTATGAACTTGCGGCGATGATAGTTTGTGTATTACCACCATAGGTCATATCGTATTGAATCGCATCTAACAAGTAACCGATATCGCGTTTGCAGTTAGCTTGGCCAGCGGCACCTAATGCGGTCCATACTGAATTATAGTTGGTGTTTAGGTAACCACCAACATCGTCTTTCATAAATTGATAGTTACCAACAATTAAAGCCTTAGCATCACCGTAACCTATTAGATATGAAGTATTGTATCCTGTTGGATTAGTAAATGTAAATGCAGGAGCTTGGCCAAGGCCGCCATTTAATATACTCTGCATTAGACCAGTTAAGTTAACTACTGCGGCGGTTGCGGCAGTACTGCCTGTATCACCGGCTGGTAATGATGTAATTTGTGTTTGTGTATTTCCACTAGTTGCTGTCACAGTTGAGTTAGCTAACAATGTTGGAATTACAGCCTTAATACGTGTCAAGGCGCTGATAGTCTTGCTCTTATCATCACCTAATGTTGCAATAGCCGGAGTAGGTTGAATTACAGTTGAACGTAATTCGTCTCCTACGATTGCTGTATTCTTAGGAATAATAATTGGTAATACTTCGTTGTAAGTACCAGTCTTAATACTAATAGTTGTATTAGGATTACTTGCTGTAGGAATTGCTGTTGCTGAACCTGCGCTTAATGCACTTGTTAATATTGTCATTAAACTTGTAGCGGTAGCACTTGCAGTTGTTTCAGCTGTTAATGTTGCATCGATATTTTGAATAGCTTTAGTAGCAACGTTGTTTAGTGTTTGGAAATTACTTGCAGGAGCAGTATTAGAAATAACAGTACCTAATAAAGATGTTAGGTACACATAAGCTGCCGCAGTTTCTGAAACTTGTGTTCCAAACGCTGTTGTAATATAAGCCGATCCGCTTGCATAGTAAGTTTGGGCCGCATAAACAATCTGTTGTGTGCCGCCGTGACTCATATCAAATATTACTGCATCTAAAATTAATCCTGTATCGCGTTCGCACTTAGTTTGATTGTAAACTAAGGTAGCTGTCATAGCAGTTGAGCTTGCTGTCAATGATAGTACAGTGCCAGCGACGCCGCTTGTAAGACTTGCACTTACTGTAAAGTGAGTTGAGTCAACGATAGTCTTAACATAATATGTTGTACCTGATGTTATGCCACCTTGAGTAACAGTGAAACTTATTGGCATGTTAGCATACATGCTGGTAGTAGTTGCACCTACTGTACCTGCTACAGTTTGTGAGCCAGTTGCACCACTAGTATAACTAACACTACCAGTCGTACATGCTGTCACTACTGCTGTGCCGTTATATCCACTAGGTGTTACACCTACAACGCTAATAGTTTGTCCTACAGCAAATGGAGGTACAGTCTGAGTGGCAAATGTCAATGTTGCTATACCGCCAGTTGCACTAGCACCAGTAGTTGTTAGACCTGCACTTAATGTAATCTGATTCGGCCTTGTTCCATCTGAGGAAACAATAGTGTTGATAATAGAATATGTGTATTGGAAATTTACCCAGTTGGTAATTTCCTTCATTATAAATTGTTTGTTCTTTGTCAACAATGCAGAAGCATTTTGATTTAAGTAACCGTTCTCAACTAACTGTGCGGCATAGCGTACAGTTTTAAATGGAGTTTCTGGTGTAGTACCAAAATCTGTTCTGTCAGTACCCGATGGTGATACGTAAACAATATTATTAACTTGTCCAAAATATCCCCAGTTAGGAATGCCGCTAGTAACACGCAATACTTGGCCGTCGGAGCCAACAGGTAATCTTGCTGGACCAGTTGCACTGTAATAGAAAGTATCACCAGCAGTTGTAAGCTGTGCTTGTTCAGCACCAGCAGTTAATAAATTCCAGTAAGTGCCGGTTGTATCTGCATCTGGTTTATTTCCTGCGCTGGCTGTGTGGTTTGATACGCAAATATAACTATTTGCGCCGTATAGTACCACATCACCTGAAACATACGCTTGACCCGAAGTCCATGTTACAGCAACACCGCTGATTGAAGATACCGCTGTTACTGCACCGCTTGGGGCCGTTACGTTGAATATTAAATCGTTTACAGGACTTAGGCCGCCAAGGCTTGTTCCAAGAATCTTAAGTTGATTACCAGTTGTATATCCAGATCCTGCGGCGTTAACTGTTACAGAGTAAACACTGTTATTTCGAACTACGTTAAAAGTAGCACTAGATCCCGAACCAGTTACGTTACTGGCACTAACACCTGTATATGTTTGGCTATTGTTATTCCAACGCAATCCTTGATTTAATAAAACCCAGTATGTAGCATTTGGAGGTTGGTTGCTATTGCTGTCAGCAATGGCTAGGTAAGTGTAGCCGCCTTGACGAACAACACTACCTATTTTGTAAGCAGTTGCAGTGGCCCAGTCACCTTGGAAATTAAATCCAGTAGTAAATGCTTGCCAGTATGTGGTCGCTGTGCTAGGAGTTTGATTTAATGCGTTTTGTATAGCAACATAAGTATAACCACCGTACGTTACAGTATCGCCTATAGCATATTGTATTTGTGCGTTATAACTGTTTAAGAATTCAAAACCATTTAAGAATACCGACCATTTGGTTGTATCAAATACAGCACCAAGGGTAAAGGTTAATCCTACTGTAGTACCAGAGCTTGAACCAACATCTGCTGTTCCAATAATTGCTTTAGTATAAGTTGTCGCCAACGTGAATGATGTAGTTCCATTAGTTGCACTAATATAGTATGTTGTCGGATTTGAATAACCTGTAATAGTTCCGCTACCAGTAAGTGTACCGCTAACTGTTACTGCTTGTCCAATATTAAGTGTGGTCGAAGTACATGAAAATGCTCCGCCATTACTAGTAATAGCAACGTTAGCCAATGCTGTAGTGCCGCTGGTATGATTCGTAGTACAAATCCATAAATCAGCACCGTACTTAACAATATCATTTATTTTATAACGAATCGATCCTGTATTGAAACTACCTAAATATGTAACGCCAGCATTAAAGGTATCCCACTTACTTTGATCTGCTTCGAGACCTAAAGTAGCAGTTGCGGCAGAAACGTGTGCAGTATTACAAATGTAAGAATATCCGCCGTATGTAGTAAAATCATTTACTTTATATCTTGTTGCCGCTGTCCATCCACCCGCGATCCAGTTAAATGAACTTGCAAATGCATCCCACTTACTTTGATCTGCTTCTAGTGCTAACTGGCTTGTACCGGATACTGTACCTAATGTGCCACTCGTATATGTACCAGTAATTGCAAATGTTACTTGTGTGGTAGTACAAGTTACAACTGTGAATGTCGAGTTAACATTACTAGGTGTACTAGTTGTTGTAGGACTAAATCCAGCAAGTGTAATTGTCGAACCTACTAAAAATGGCTGGACTGGTTGGGTAGCGTATGTTATTGTGCCTGTGCCGCCGCCGATAGCCAATGCTGTGGCAGTAATCGCAACAGTTGTACCGGCACTAGTATGTGACGTATTAGCGATGTATACTATGCCGCCGTACTTGACCAACGAACCTTTAGCATAATAAGTTGCGTTTGCCCAATTACCAAGCCAGGTTTGGCCGTCCGCCATTAAATTCCAACGGGCAGGAGTATTACTTAAATCTGTATCAAATACTGATGACGATGTATGACTTACCACACAAATGTAACTTTTTCCGTTGTAATAAACAACGTCGTCTACAGTGTAACTAAAGGCAGATGTCCATGTGCCTTGCCATACAAATTTAAGTCTACCTAGTTTATATTCTGCCATTTTTTATTCCTCTGATAATATTTATCTAACTTGTTAGGCTTGGGATTGGCCTACGGTTCCGTGCCCGAATGATTGTGAAAAATACGGTAATGTTAACATATATCCGCCGACTGTTGCTCCTGCCAGTTTACTAATCACTACCCTTGTAGGTATTTGTAAAGTGCTACCCGGAATTCCTATCGGAACTGTGGATGAAATCGTGTTAGGATTACCAACTTGAACACTACCCGCAATTAAGTTACCTGTGTATGTATTTGAGCCACCTTGACTTAAACGTGAATTTAAGTATGTTTTAATAGCTCGTTGTGTTGGAATCACGCTGTCGCTATTAGATGAAAAAGTACCGTCTGTACTAAACTGTGTAACAATAACACTTGAACCTCCTACTGCGATACCGCCCAAGCTCAAGGTACTTAATCCACCTAGTCCAAATTGACTTACACTTAATGTAACAATACCAGTTGCTTGTTGTACTCCGAATAAGTTACCAACTTTAAAGTTACCATCTTGGTCAGTACTTGAATAAAATACGCGACCATAGTTAACTTCAACAGTTTGATTCTGTGCTTGCAAACCTGTTGCCGTTGGTTGATTAGGATAATTGGCATTAATAAAGTTACCAAAGCCAATGCTTAAGAAATCGTGATTTGTTAAACGCACTTGACTATATTTGGTTCGGATACTAATCGCTGTGTTATCCTCCGGCGATATAGCGGCTGTTATTGAAGGATTAATTTGCACGTTAGCTTCGATATTAGGCGCAACAGTTCCAAACATTATACTAGAGCTAGTAACTTTATAGTTTTGTGAACTACCTGCGATTGTTAAGTTATCACCCGGAGCCGGAGTACGTGTTAAATTATTTAATATTAATGTATATCCTGTTTGATAATCATTACTATATCCGTTACCATTAATACCAATGTATGTGGTATTAAATGAATAGCCGGTTCCTTTAGCCACGATCGTCGGATTAGCAACGGCTCCGTTTCCTAATCGTGGAGTTACCGATGCGATTACCGTAGCATTAGGATCTGTGATGGTCAATGTTGGAACACTTGTATAGCCTGCACCGGGTTCAAATTCATTAATTGTTGTAATTGTATTTGAAACAACCACTGCACGACCTTTTGTAGTTGCTCCAGTACTAATAGTACTAGCAGAGCTGGCTCCGCCAACTGTGACAAACAATCCGTTATAACTAGTCGATGCATAACCAAATGTTATTGCTGAATAAGTAGATGCACTAACAGTCTGTCGTTTCCAGTTAAAGCCGTCTTCACTGGTGTATGCAGTACTGTTGCCACTGTTCGTGGCTAAGAATACACCATTTCCGTAAGTAATACGATTGGCTGTAATTGAAATATTTGAAGTAATCCAAGTTGTGCCCCCATCGAGGCTATAAACAGGAGCACATAGCGCGGCGACCATGTTGCCACTTACACCTATTGCAACAAATCGTCCATTGCCAAAAACCATATCTCCCCAATAGGTAGCTGTGCCACCTGGAGCTGTTATCGAACCAGTAGTCCAAGTGATACCGTCTGCGCTAGTGTTTAGGCCGTAACCGCCAGAGTTAGTATTGTTCAAAGCTAACCATTTGCCAGCGCCATATACTAGAGCTCGCCAGTTATCACGTGTAGATAATGTGCTAATCTGCCACCATGTTGTTCCAAAGTCTATAGAATAACACGAATTAGTTCCTGTAGTCTGATTGCTACCGCCTGCCATGGCTACAAATACCCCTGCACCATATGCAACTTTTTGCCATGTTGCTCCCGCACTTGGGCTGTATACCACTCTCCAGCCTGCGCCGTTATTTGAACTTACGATAAATCTTGCGTCAGCCGGTGCTACTGCGACCCAGTATCCGTTACCGTATGCACAACTATTCCAGCCAAAGCCTGCAACAGCCGACGGTAGTGTTAGCGATCCCCATGTTACTCCATCACTAGATCCTGAAATAACTTGACCTCCACTAGCCAAGGCTATCCAATAGTTCTGGCCGTAGGTTACTGTAGTATATGTAACGCCGCCTGACAATGCCGGAATAGTAACTGCTGATTGCGTAAATCCCGGATCTGAATAGATAAGTCTTGGTTCAATATAATATGTTGTAGAAGCATCTAATAATGCCGCTGGTGTTGTTCCTGCAACTACATGATCCCATCCGCTAGCTACTGCGGTCATAGATCCAGTTGTGGTTGTTAATGTAACTGGGCTAACTCCGCCGCTAGTTGAAGTTATGGTAAATGTTGTACTTGTTGGAATAGTCAATACATAATATTGTGTGCCTTGAGTAATTCCGCCAAACACCGAAGTTGATATAGTACCGGTCATTGTACCAGAACTTTGTGTAACTAGTCTCTTATTAGCAGTGGTTGTACCAGTCATAGAGCCAGTTGTAGTAGTTAGAGCAAAATCAGTTCCTGAAGTTCTTACTAATAATTGTCCAACCCCAGTAGCTAGTCCGACAACTGCACCGCCAGGTGTTAAACTTATAGTAAACGACACTCCATCGTTAATAGCCGCAATATAATAAGTTTTTTCTGTTTGGATATTACCAAAAGTGTTACCAGTGAATACAATCGGTTGATTTGTTAAGAACCCCGTGGTCGACGTTACTGTGATCAGGTTACTAGTAACCGTAGTAGCTGTAGCAACTGTTGAAATTATAGCTGTAACTATGCTAAATGTTGTTGCAGATTTAATATTGCTTACATAATATTTGGTATTCTGTTGAGCATTTCCAAACACGGTTCCCGTAAAATAAATTGGATTAAATGTTGTCAAACTACTGGTGGATGATACAGTATAAGCATTAGTAATATTACTACTTGCGGTAGGAGTCACAGTTACTAGACTATTTGAAATAGTAAAATTATTATTATCGATAATATCATTAATATAATACGTTGTAGCTGTCGATACGCCTCCTAGTGTTGCTCCTGAAAATACGATTGGCTGGTTTGGAACCATGTTGCCGGTAATATTAACACCATAGATGTAACCGGTGTTGGTTGAATATACAACGCTAAATGAGAATGTAGCACTGCTCAACGGCCATGTTCCGCCACCGAGTGTTGTACTGATCTGGAAATCTGTTGTGCTAACAATATTAGTTATGTAGTACGTAAACGATCCAGTTAAGTTCGCAGTAGGTAAAGACCCTCCAACAAACTGTACAGTAGCGCCAACTTTCAAGTTAGCAGTACTGTTAACGCGAATAGTATTCACAGTTCCGCCAAACGATTGAGTAGCAGTTAGTGTTCCGTAGCTTGTTTGTGTAATTGTTAATGCATACTGAGTTGGAATAAACTGAATACGTTGATTCAAATACATTTGAGTCGTATCACCAGTTCCGCTAACAGTAAATCTACCAGTTCCGTTATCTGATGCAGTTATAGTTAACCCTGCAAAAGAATCTTTAGCCACCAATGCTATTTTTGTACCAGAGTCATATGCTGTAATGAAACCATATTGTCCTGTGCCAAGGCCGCTGGATAAGAATATACGCATACCATAATAATTTCCTATGGTGTTAACGTCAGCGGCCGCTAATGTAACATAATAATCGTTACCAGCTTGTGCAGAATTGCTAGCTGTCAGATAACTTAGGCCGCCGGCATTGCCGGTAGCAAGTACACGGGTATTAAAGACTGATTGACTACGAGTCTCATCGCCGACTATTACTGCACCTGTTCCCGATCCAGTGACATAATAGCTTGCATAAGCTGTATATTTGGTAGCTTGAGTTTCAAGATAATAAGACAAACCGTATGTAATTGCATCGATCTGAACTTGCGCTCCGTACAACGCTAAAATACCCGTAGTTGCGGCGTATCTTCCTTGTGTATAGATACGATGTTGTAAATTGCCTGCTAGCCCGCTGACATCAGTTACGGCCATCCATACTCTATACCAACCATTGGCTACAGGAATCGCACCGTATGCACTTGGAATACTTCCTCCGTTATCTCCAGAGAATGAAGTTATAGTGTTAGTTGTAAAATTATAATTTACATAGCTACCATAGTTTACAGTGCTTCCGGTTTGTGTCCAGTATGTTGCATTTGGAGGAACGTTATTTGTAGTTCCTGCGATACAGGTATAATTGTTTCCGCCAGATTGAACAATATCTCCTACTTTATAAGTCACTGTGCTTGACCATAGTTGTGTACTAAAGAATGCATACATGTCAAAACTAGTGCTGCCATTAGTAGGTTGTTTTACATGGGCACTTAATATATAAGGCTTGGTCACACCTGCTGGGACTGTACCAGTCGATGTGATTGTAAGTATAGTCGTACCAGAAACGCTTGCAACTGTAATAATAATATCATTAGTGGTATCAATTCCACCGATGCTACTGCCTGTTATTCTTATTTGATTTGTTGTAACATAATTAGAGCCACCTGCATTAACTGTTACGGTATATCCTGCTGGTTTTACTGTAATATTAAAAGTTGCGCCACTTCCGCTACCTGTTATGTTAGATCCAGATATTCCAGTGTATGTTGCACCAACGTTAGGAATTGTAATATTCTGATAGATATAATTAGTATCTGATGTGGTTGATGATCCGGTTAACGTCCATGCTTCGCCCACATACGTACTGGCAATATAATTTGGGCTTGTTAAATTCTGAGCAAAAGTTATATTGTTTGCAGTCCATGCGGCATTATTAAAAGTATTACTATAAGATAGTACGTTGGTCGTAGTAACATAATAACCAGATCCGGCATTAGCATAACTTAATTTTAATAGTTGTGCATTAACACCCAATGAGCTTTGAACACTTGCTTGTATTTGACTAGAACGGTTAAACACAACACCACTGATAGGTGTTTCTGTAGAATCGTATCCTTCAGCAATAACACCGTATGTTCCGTAAGAGCTATTACCGTTAGTAGCACGTATCTTGCCGCCGTTTTCAGCCATGTAACCTGCATAGTTATAATATGCGAATACGCTAACTGCTTCGCATAGTGCTCCGCTATTTGTAGTCCATATACCTATACCATCACTTAATACCTGGGTAAAGTCATTACATACAATAGATTTATTTCCGCCGTTGTGTAACGATCCGTCAATCTTTAATCCAACACAGCCTGTTCCAAAAGTAGTTACGTTTTGTACATAAGGACTTCTGCGGAAGATCCAAGCACTAGTGTCGTTCACGCCTGTACCAGGATCTAAACTAACATAGGCGCCACCAGTTGGTCGTTGTGTTTGATATGCATTTTGTGCGCCAAGTGTTCCTAACAAACCAGTTAAGGTCACGTTGCGTAATCCAGAACCGTTACGCATATAGAACATATTGTTTAATGCCTGTCCGCCAATAGTTCCCATAGTACCGGTAGCTGAAGATAATGGAAATGGGCTTCCGCCGGACTGTGTGGAAATATTAAAAAATGTAGGTGTTATAGTTGAACCGATAACATAATAAGTTGTTCCTAACACAACATTACCAAACACAGTTCCTGTAAATTGTATCGGCATACCATTGTACATACCAGATGT